TGCGCGGAATTGCCGCTACTGCCTATCTGCGCGGAATTGCCGCTACTGCCTATCTTCGCGGAATTGCCGCTACTGCCTATCTTCGCGGAATAGCCGTGACTATTATCCGGCATACTCTTAACTGTTCTCACAAAAACGAAATCTATGCAAGCCCTCACGAATCCCTCGAAACTTAACTTTGCACCAACCTTTAATTTAGTTGTGCAATACTTCTTTTTATCGTTTGTTACAGGCTCGTCCAATGCTTCAACTTCAGCAAATTCTGAAAATTTTCCGTTTTCTGTTATCAATGGGTAGTAATCTAATACATCGAAAGGATTTTTGCAAAAGTGAAGACCACAATCGCACGGTATCGCTTTCTCCTCTGTTGCTATAGCGTTTTCCTCATATTGTTTGCCCTTGCAGATTAGCCCGGGCTCAAATGCTTTAAAACCTTTCATCTATTCTCTCCTTTGACATTCAAATAAAAATGGTGTATACTTTAAATGATGTGGGCTCCTTCGGGAGCTTTTTCTTTACTCTTCATCCTTATCAAGTAAATCTTTTACAAATTTCTTGAAAGAATCAGGGAGTTCTATTTTCTCCATAGTTTTTAAAATAGAATCTTCTTGGGAAAGCTTCGCGTTCTCAAAAGCCGTTTCCAATAATTCATCTTGTACCTCTTCCGGCATATGGTTGTTTCCCATAACTTCTCTGAACCCTCTAAGCAGGTATTCAAGTTCTGTAAGTATGTGTGGAAGCTTGCCATCAATACATACTTGCTCACGACCAGTTTTCGTGTTTAATTCACATTTAATCATCTTAATTCTCCTTTCAGTTCTTCTACCATATCCGCCCATGCTTCGTTATTCGGGCAGTATGTTTTCTGCATTTTCTTTGGTGTGTCCATGCCCTTGTCGGCATAGGCTTTAATCATCTTGACGAACGCTTTTGCTCCGTCCTCCGGGGTTTTGTAGGTGTAATATCTCTTGCCGTCGCCCATGCCCCCGAAGTTGTTGCTTTCGGTGAACAACCGGGAAGTGTAATGCCCTGTTTCCAGTCTTGCAATGGCGATTGCGGTTGTCTCGTCAATGCCCAACTTCATGCACTCCGCTTCAATCAGCTTGTCCATTTTATGCGTATACTCTGATTCAAACGGTATGTATTCTACGGTCATTCCCCCGCCCTGGAGCTGCCGTGTCTGCAAATCGTCCGCACATGCAAAGCTGTATGCTCCGAGCATGGCAGCCGATACCGTGAGACAGATTAAGGGCTTCTTTGCCCTGTTGAGCACTCCAAGCAGTCCGCCGCCTGTTTTCCTATACTTCTTCATTGCAATGCTCCTCATATTCTTCTTTTTCTATTAGGCACATGAATACAACTTCGTCATACTCGACACATTTTCTGTAGTAGTCGCTTTCCTCTTCTCCGTAATATTCAACGGTTTCATTGGGGAACATTTCATCAAATGTCGATTTCAAAAGCTGAATGTAAAGCTGTACGCCTAGATAGCCAACCCCGCAAAGTCCGTCAACTTTTCCGTAAAGATAGTCATAGTCGTTTGCCAATCTGACTAGTTCATCCTTTAACATCTTGTCTCACATCCTTTCTTTAATTTCTCTACTACATCGGGGATGAAATAAAGTTTTGCAATCCTTTCAAGCCCCGACAGGAACTTGTCCACCGAGTGTGGGTCTTTGTAGCCCATGTACTCCGCAAGCTGCATTCTTGTGATGAACTGCGGAGCACCCTTGACGGATTCGCCGTCCTCGCTTAGCGACGCTTTTACATGCTGCGACATGCGCCGAATCATTTCCTGCTTGTCCATACTAATCCACCGTTTTGAACTCAACCGGGACCCACATTTTCGGGTTGAAATTCAATGTGTATTTGTACTTTTCAACATCCCCAGCGGTAATATCTTCGACAACATATGTCACATTGTTACTAAGACCAATAAAGTGTTTCTTGTACTCTCCATTTTCATCTTCAACTATGACTTCGAGCTGATTGTCTTCCATATCTGCTGTTATTGACATTTTGCCTGTCATTTGAAAAAGTACATCTCCTTGAATGCAGTTAATGACTGTGATTTGACGCACATCATTGAAATTATCTGCCTCAAGAGACAAATTGTAGGATACTCTGTTTGATTCTCGGCACCCGCAAAGAGCAAACACGAGTATCAATGAAAGCGTAATAATTATTATTTTTTTCAATTTTTCTTCCTCTCTTTCCATATCCCCTGCATGGGCGGCTCGGTATTTGCAACTGTAGGAGGCGTTCCAAAGTGAAAGATGTAAGATTTTATATACGGGGAGAAAATGATGAAAAACCCCGGGTGAGCCGCCTATGCAAGGGATATTCAGTTGTTAATTACTCTTTCCTTTCCTTAATCAGCGTGTTGACTGTTACTCCTAAAACGTCAGCGACCTTTTGCAGGCTGGTGAGGCTCGGAGTGTAGTCGTTTTTCCACTTGTACGAGCCGTTTTCGGCAATTCCTGCTCTGCGTTCTACTTCTTTTACTGTAAGCCCACGCTTCTTTGCGTAATACTTGATATTTTCGAAAATCATTGTCTCTCCTTTCTTATAGAATGTGGTATAATGCAATCGAGGCGGCAAGCAGAGTAGCTTGTCAGTTATGCCCGAGAAAGGGGGCTGATTTCCCTGTGTGGACAGCTTTTTATTTCTCGTGTGCCTTTGTGACAACATCGGTTATACCGATACTTGCCACCCGACTGCATTAAGGCTGGAAAGCCTAAGCAAACCGAACTGCTAAAGTCGAAGCGTACCCCTTTAGATTGGTGCTTACACGCCAACATTTTGCAACTCACCGCTGGGAATAGCGCAGAAATCCCATCGTTCGCTTGGAAGCGCAGAAACTGATTCACGATGAAATTGTTTGTAAGTTGTGCAAGGTACGAAAGGTAAACAATTCGGAAGAAGAACGGTACAGTGTAAGATGTGCCGTTTTTCTTTTGCATTAAAACTATAAATACTTATAGTTTTTTATTGACTTTTCTATAAAAAAGACTTATTATATAGACACCACATCTCATAAGTTTTTATAGAAAAAGCCATTTTTTATAAGTTTCTATAACTTATACTTCGATATTACTATAAGTATCTATAATTGTCAATGCTTTTTCTATAATTTTCTATATTTTTTTATAGGGGGGAATAGAATGACAGCTTTTGACAGAGTAAAGAACCTTTGTAATGAGAATGGAATCAAAATAAGTGAATTGGAAAGAATTTTAGGTATAGGAAAGAACGCATCGTATAAATGGAAAAAGTATAGCCCTGCAAGCGACACTCTGTTCAAGCTATCCGAATACTTCGGCGTATCAACCGATTACATTCTTACAGGAGAAGAGAATGGTATCTTCAAAGATGAATATTATTTCGATGAAGAAGCAAATACCATTGCACAAGAAATTGCAAACAGACCGGGAATGAAAACATTGTTAGAAGCCTCAAGAAAACTTCCTGACACAGACTTACAATATGTGAATGATTTAGTCAGGAGGTTAGGCAATAAAAAATAGGAGGGAGCTATGGAAGAAAGAGTTAATATTATCTATCACCCTTTGCCGCTATCAATAAGGGGGTTCGTAACCCAAACATTCGACGATAACGGAGAACCATTTTACACCATCTGCTTGAATACCGCATTTAATGCAGAAGTGCAATATAGAACTTTTAGGCATGAAATAGCACATATCGCACATAATGACTTTGACAGTGATATGCCAATCGGAGAGATTGAAGCTATTAGACATGCTACTATTTAGGAAATACAGGAGGTACAAAATGAAAGTATTAAAAGGTATCGCACAAATCGTTATATGCTTTGTAGTTTTAAGCTTTGCACAACCTTTGATTTATCGTGTGGCAACATTTATAGGTGATTTCTTCACATCAGGAATGTTTGTTGTGGTAAGCTTTGGAGTTGGATTGTTAGTGCTATATGGATTTTTCTCTTTGTTTTGCTATGCTATTTCTTATGGAATCGGAACAAAAACAAGTGCTATAATAACATCTCTTTTGTGCATAGCTCAAACTATATATTTTAATGCACAATTAACTATACACAACGATTTTTCTGCAGCCATTGTTGCATCATGGATAGCTATTGTATTATCCGTTGTCGGTCAAGCGTCTTTTCTTTTCCTTGGTGTAAAAATGAAAGAAGAGCAGGAATAGAATTGTGGAATACATAAGAAAAACATTTACCTATGAGGGTAAACGATACACTGTCAGAGGAAAAACAGAAAAAGAAGCCATTATGAAGCTGGCAAATAAACAAAGGGATTTGCAAGAGGGAAAGGTTGTTGTTTCGGGTGATATGACCGTAAGAGACTGGACGGAGAAGTGCATTGCTACCTACAAAACAGGACAGAACGAAGAAACACGCAAGCGGTATGAGTATCGAATGAATCATTGCATATTGGAGCACATCGGCAGCCGAACCCTAAAGAGCATAAAGCCGATAGATGTTCAGACAGTATTGTCTTATCAAAACGGAAATTCACAATATCAAATAAATCAAGTGTACCAGGGCTTGCGGTTCATATTCCGAACGGCGAAGGAAAATAAGCTGATTTTAGACGATCCAACGGAAGCCCTTTACAAAATGCGCTCTGGCACAAAGGAAGAACGCCGTTCGCTCACGCCGGAAGAAGAGGAAATCTTTTTGTCTGTATGTGATAATGAAAGATTTCTTGCGTTTCAGCTCATGTATTATTTAGGTCTGCGCTCTTCGGAAGCACGGGAAGCGATGGGAAAAGACATCACTACACTAAAAGACGGTGATGAAGAATATAATGTTTTCCATGTCAGAGGCACGAAAACGGTCAATGCCGAGCGGAACATTCCGATACCCGACGAACTATATCAAAAGATTAAAAACACTCCCAAATCGTCGTATATCGCCCCAAACGAAGCAGGAAAGAAGCACAACGATAAGAGTTTTCAACGCGCGTTCAATTTTCTGCGCCGGGAAATGAACATTGCTATGGGCTGTGAGGTGTATCGGAACAAACTCATGCCGCCGTACCCTCTTGCTGATGATATTGTACCGTATTGTCTGCGGCACACCTATTGTACAAACCTATGCAGAAAAAAAGTTGACATCAGAATCGCTCAATACCTCATGGGGCATTCAGACATTCGATTAACCGCAAACATTTACACCCATGTCGATAATTCCGATGTAATTGAAGCGGCACAGCTAATCGCAAAAAGTGTCACACCGAGTGTCACACCTAATACCACTATTTAGCACCATTTAGCCTTATTTTTTTACACTTTTTTACAAAAATCAAGGCAATAAAAAACGCTGAAACCTTTGAAATTTCAGCGTTTTCAATGTGGTGCGCCATAAGGGACTCGAACCCCCAACCTTCGCATTCGTAGAGGGAAGCAAAACGGCTATTTTCCAACGGTTATAGCCGTTTGTGTCACACTAAGTGTCACATCATTGCTATCTGTCAAGAAAATATTTTGATACTTTGTACTTTTTCCCGTCAATATCATTGATGAAGTTGTTCGCTATGCTGTAATAGAATTCTGCGTCCTCTGACATGCCGACCATCGCCGCTGTGTCGTGGTAATCGTTATACGCCATATTCATAACTAAATACCACGACACGCAGTTTTCGGTAATTCCTTTTGCCCGTACAAAATCCCGTATGACATCTTGCGACCACTTTTCTCCGTACGGTCTCATGCTCCGCACAATCTCTCTTGCTTTTTCATCGCAGATATGATACGCGACTGCGCCTATTTCGTTCATTACTGATTCATAGCATGACGGGTCATACTTTTTTAAGCGTTCCATGCCTTCGTCTATTGCATAGTGCACCTTATCCCAGTCAGGTTCCTTTTTCTCCGCAATAAGGTTTATAAGCTCCATATATTCCATAGGCTCACCCCTTACTGAATCTTTTCGACTGTTACAATCGCATTATTTATTGTTGCAGCAGCGGACAATCTGAACGATAATGCGATATCCGTTCCAATGTTGTTCCTAAGTGCACGGATGATGTCTGTGAGATTTAATGAAATCTGATTCGTGGTTGCTGCCGAAGTTGCGCCAACGACTGCGTCCGGGATTGCAACTCCGTTGTTAAACATCTGCAAAGAGATGTCTCCAGCTGCAACACCTGTAATGTTGAACAATGCTTCTATGTCATATGCTCCACAAGAGTTAATTTTTATACGATTGCCATTCATTCCGGTACGGCAATTCGTATTAAAGACAAGATTAAGCGGAATATCTGTATTTGCCGCCACTGTCGTTGCTGTTGTAATATTTGCTTTTAACATTTGTTTCCCCTTTCCAAGACAAAGGCGGGTTGCCCCGCCAATTCTTTAACCTATCGTTATACCAAAGTAGTTCCAGTCATACCAGTACAGGCGTTACCATAGGCAATCGGTGCCATGTAATAGCCATACGGATTCGTTCTTGGAATACCGCATAAAGCCGCCTGAAGCTGTAACTGATTGATTTGATTCTGCATTTCTGCCATTCTGTTTCCAGTAAAAGCGTCAAGAATCTTCTGCGTCTGTTCAGTTGTGTTTGCATTGATTGCCGCAGTATTGATTGCTCCGTTGTAGTTTACGCCGTCAATCGCTCTCTGTGTTTCGCAGCAGCACTGCGCAATCTGACTTTGTGTCGTGCCGAAGTTGCGAAGCGTTTCGTATCCGAGATTGGAAAGTCCGTTCTGAATACCCATGTAATCAGACTGCAAGCTGTCACTCAATCTCCCGATCGAGTTTTCAAGATTGTTAAAGTTCATAGCATTGCAAAGTCCTGCTTCTGTTACCGCTTCCCCGTTTCTTCCGCCGAAGAATCCGCCGCCACCGATTAACAGCAAGATTAACAGTGCGAAAATCCATATTCCACCGCCAAACATACCGGTGTTTTCTTTGCCTGTTACTGCGCTGATGTCAGCTAAACTGTAGTTTTCCATAGTAGTTCCCCTTTTCTTAATTTATTATAAAATTGCAATTTTATCGAAGCATACCAAGAATCACATCCGGATTGATATTCATTTCCTTGCACTTGTCGTAAAAGACTTGTTCCGGATTTTTCCCCTTTACCATATCCATAACTTCTTTGATTCTTGGGTCGTTTTGAGACATCTGATTGAATGCGCCCATCGGGTCTTGAGCAGCTTGAATCATGCTCATCATTTGTTTAATCTGTCCTACTATCGGAAGCACTTGTCCGATTTTTGCATTTTGTAATATAGGATTCATTCCGATACCCCCTAATCGTCTTTATTTTCGCCTGTGGACGGGTTTTGAAGTATTTTTGATAAATAGCTCTTTAAATCTTCAAACTCGCTTCTTTTGACATATTCTTCGGGCTTTTCCTGCTTTGCTTCTACAAAGTCATACGCTTTGACGGTGGCAAAGCCGGAAGCGTCTGCCGTCTTTATGTAAAATCTCGGCATATTAGAATCCATGAGCATAACTTGTTGATTCGGCATAACCCTATAAGCGTTTGCGCTTTCTATGCCGTTCACATATTGAATGCTCTGTTGTGTCTGCTGTTGCATTGCCTGCATAGGCGGCATTGGGTACATTGAATTAAACATATCTTTATCCCCCCTTATGCCTTAATTTTAAGTCTTGCAAGAGCGGTTCTCAATCGCACAAAAATGCACAAAAAATGCGAAAAAGCCGCCCAAACGGACGGCTAAATCATTTTCCCTATTTTTTTATTTACTTTTTGTGATACGCGTCTTGCAGTGTCTATTGATATATGTAAGCTTTCGGCAATTTCTGACAAGGGAATGCCCCGGCTTCGCATTTCGAATACTTCTCTTTCATTGTTGACAAAATTACAATGCTGTCGTAAGTAATCAAGCTCCGGCTTTGTAAAGCTATATATTAACATGACACCCCCCTTATTCTGTCTTGTTTTGCTCCTTGCGTTCTTTCTGCGTTCCAAAATAGAATGCGATTACTGTCGTGTAAATCAACATGAATTGGTCTGTAAGCTGATTCACAACAGCAAGGTAAATAAAAGTGAGTGTGAGCGCAATTGTGACGATTGATTTAACCTTCATCAATCCGACTACTGCTTCTTTAATCGTTTTCATAAGTTCCCCTCCTATCTTATTTTGACACTGTTTAATAATTGGTTATACATTCGCTTAATTGTTCCGTTTCCGCCTAAAAGTGAATACGCTTCAAACAATTCTGTTAGATTCTCAAACTCTTCCGGTTCGATTTCGTCCATTTCCATATAACAAGCCAGTAAATGCATGAGCCTGTCATGAAGCATTGCAAGCACCGCTTTCTCAAGTGGGCTTTTTCTTTGCATTTTAGCCTGTAAAAACTGCCAAAAACCACTACTGGCGAATACCGCTCCGAACAGTCCGAGTATTAAAGTTGTGTTCATTCTAAATCTCCCTAAGATATTCTTTAATTCCTCTAATTCGTACATATCCCTTTTCGGTTTTCAGCCATGTACCGGACGGAATACCTGTCACACATTCTCCCTTTTTCAGTTTATCAAGCACTTTCCCTGTAAGAGATGGCTTTGCTCTGATATTGAGCGTCGAAAGAACATCATAAGTACGCTCTTTCACGGCAGGACAATAAATAAATCCTTGCAGTTTATAACCTGTGAAATAGGTATACGGAGGTTTTAAGGTCATTGTACGGAAGCGGAATTTCTTATATCCGCTCTCTCCTATGACAATAGAGCCGTCGGGATTGATTTTCTCAACGATAGCAACATGCCCTTTGCCCTGTGCTTCGCCGCCGACTTTCGACCAACAAATAACGGCTCCAAGTCTTGGCGTATCGCCCCGCTCGTAGCCGTCTTTGATGTTCTTATACCAGTCACCCGCATTGCTAAGTGACAATTTAGGTGCTTTTCCTATTAGCTCATACCACCGCCCCCATACATAAGCCGTACAATTCGGCAGCCCGTACCCCGCTCTAAAAAACGGATTCTTTTTCGTCCACAGCACATTATTCGGTGCCGGGGCTTTCAGTCTTGGTTTATACATATTCTCTCCTTTCCCTTAGTATGGACTGTTTTTCGCCGTACTAAGTGCCAAGAAAATGGCTCTCTTTTGTGCGGTGGTAAATCCGCCGTACTGATTGAAGAAAGCTATAATCTCATCTTTGCTATAACTTCCATTTCCGTTTGCGTCAATAGTATCTGCGATACTATCAAGCTGGTCTGGTGTCACACCGGATTGTTTCAGCCAGGTTGCACGCTGAACCGCCCGCTCTGATGTTAAAACGGTTGCCACATCCCCGGACTGTCCGTTATCAAGAAGCGCATATGCTTGTCCGATGGACTTTTTATATCCGCTTTCTTTGAGAATGGTTTTTGCTTCATTCACAGATTCGAGTGTAACTCCTTTGGATTTTAACAAGGTAGCCTGTTCGATAGCATTTTGTGAGGTCATTGCTTTTGTCAATTCCTCAGACTGTCCGTTTTCTAAAAGTGCATACGCTTTTGCAACGCTGCTGTCATAATCACTCGCAATAGCTTTTGCGCTTGCATATTCCTCTTTACTAACTCCAAGCGGTTTAAACTTCTTTTCATAGCTATCCTTCTGCTGTTTGCTCATTTCTGTCTCATAAGTCGGTGCCTCGTTGTAATCGCTGACAGCCTTTTGCGCTCTTTGACTTGCACTTCGTGCGATTTCATTTTTTTGCTCACGAATCGCCTTTATTTGTCTGTCCTTTTCTGCCTTTGATAAGTTCCCGGAAAGGATTTCCCGCTCCTTCTTTGACAGGTCAGAAAGTTCTTGCTGAATTGCCGTGTATGTCTTATTCTCGATGTAGCCTTTTCCTTTTCCCCCGGTCAAAATCTTTTCGTCATTGGCAGCTCGCTCAACTTTTTCTTTTTCATCGTAGAAGTTAGATACTACCCCCGAAGAAAAACGCGGGTCTGCGGTAAATCTATCAACAAACGGGTCAATCGTAGCCCCTTTGATTCTTTCCCCGATACCCTGCAGCTGCGGGTCAGTTACCGCTTGACCTACTTGCCCTAAATATCCGCCGAAACTGTCAAGAAGATAATCGACTTTCATCGGACTTTTTAAGGTGTCTGACGGTATTCTAAGGTTATTCGCTACATTTGCGATGCCTTTAGCAAGTCCGCTTGTGGAGTAGTCATATTGAAGCTGCGGAGAAACATTTTCAAGATTCTTCGGAACGATAGAACGCCCCGCAAAGTCCTTGTTTTGCGGTAAATTGAGGACAAGCGGTGCTAAAACATTGTCTGTTAGATGGTTCGGCGGCAAGAAGTTTGTTCGAACCGTTTCTGCGTATCCGTTCCACGGATTGGCTTCCCCGCTCAAATATCCTGCGATAACATCCATTGTTGAAGCGAAAATAGTACCATATTCCCTATTAAGTGGAATTTTGATAAAGGTTTTCGCATTCCCGTCTTCGTCATATTCTCCTGCCATGTTCGGAATACAGAAATAATTCTGCTTGGTTCTGTCGTTGAGGTCTTGGTAATGAGGATTCGACCAGTTATTTGCCATCAGAAGTGCATAAGGTACACCGACGACTTCAAGACTTCTCGCCGCGGTTCTTACCGGGTGTGCCTTTGCGGTTCTGACAAACTTATCAATACCTTGCACTGCTGCATTTAGATACAAAGTCCATGCGTCAAGGAATTTTGTAACTTCACCTGCTCTTGAAAAGTTGACCGTTACTTCTGCTGATTCTGTTAATGCTCTTGAAACATCTCCGTATTTTTCCATAGAGGACATAAACTCGGCAAATCTTGGAATAGATTCCGTCGCTTCACCTACAGCACCTAAAACGGTTTTCATGCCTTCCCAAATGCCCCTTATTGGGTTTTTGCTAAAGGCAAGAGACTTTTCAAAACCTTTGTGAGCACTGATGTACCCCGATGACCTTCCGCCTAAAGCAAGATACCTCTGCCACATTTCGCCGTTTGTAGCCATTTCTTTAATGCCACGAAACATATTTTTTGTGGTTTTAAGCATACCATATTCAGACTGAATTAAGGCAGTAGGAATGTCTCTTGTAGCATTAGCTACTGCGAAAAGCGGGTTATACCCTGTGATTCCTGCTTTTATTGGGTTGGTGATTTTCTTGCCAACATTTGCCGCAATCTGCATATTCGGTGAGCCGATAACATTTCCAAGCTTTCCAAATGCTTCTGCCAAATCTTTATTGATGTAAGCAGTAACTTTCTGTCCGTTTTCCATTGCTGAGATGGTATAAACTTTGGAATTTACCTCTTTGAGTGCTTCTTGGTCTGCAAGAGATAAAAACTCGTCAATATCTGTTCCCGTGACAGGCGAAGTCTCGCTTTTTACAACGCCAAACCGTTTCAGATTTTCAGGGTCTTTACGAAGCGTATCAATTACACTCAGGTACATATCGTTCTTGCGCGTGGAGTTTACAAGCTGCTGTACCTGTTCCATCATTGCATCCTCAATTGGTACACGGTCAAGCGTAGTGCCTGCTTTCGCTCCCTTAGTTCCTGCGTCAACAGCAAACTTGCTTCCGCCTACCTTTACACCCTTATCTTTCATGAACGCCGGAACATAATTCGGATACTTGTCAATCATCGCTTGCCAAGCGTTTTCACTCATTCTTCCCGTGTCAACAAGCCATGAATGCGTAAATTTTCTCCAATAATCGTTGATGTTTTCGGTTATTTGTGCAAATTCGGGGTGTCTCGAAAGGATTTCATTGACAATTCTTTGAGATTCCTCCGCCGACACATTCACATCTAATGGTTTCCCCTGTTTCCATCGTGAAATATTGTTCAGATTTTGAGCATAAATATTGAACTCTTTTGAGTTTTTTGATACTGGTTGAAACACCTCCTTAAATGAACGGTTATCAATGACATCACCCTTTGGATTTACGAGTTTTTTAGTGAATATGTATTCTGATGTTCCGCTTGAGCTGCGCACCGCTTGCACGGCGTTTGCCGCTCTCCTGTCACCGGAAGCCTTAGAAAGCCTGTCAATTTCGTGTTGCTGGTTCACAGTAGCCTTGTAGAACCTATCAAACTTTCCGCTTGCGCTTTCCATTGCTTCTTGAACCGTCTTTATATCAGGATTTATAATACCGAGATTTTGACTTCCTTCAACATCGAATCCGCCGACTTTGGTTTCTCTGCCTGATGGAGTGACTTTGATTTCATTTTGTGCTTGTCTGATTGGCGGAGGGGCTTTCACTTTGATTTCGCTTGTTTTAGGTCTCCTTTCAGGCATTGGAATAGGATTTCTTTCTTTAAGTCGCTCTAACTCGTACAAGTATTCGTCTGCAAATTCCTGTTGTCCGCGTGCCGAACGCAAGTCACCTTTAAGTATTTCGTCGGCAATTTCGTCAGCATTTTTAGATGTAGTTTTTCTGACCTTCCCTGCGGTTGACACGGCCTCTAATGCAGCCTTTTCACTCTTTGTAGGAAGTTTTGTCTTTCTCGGAGTGCCTGTCTTAACCTTTAAATTTCCGCTTTCAGCTACTTTTTTTGCAGTGTCAGCTTTGCCCTCAACACGCACATTTTTCACTTTCCCATCGACAATACGCGTCTCTAAATGCGTGTCTTTCAGTTTGCCTTTTAGTTTTGATAAGCCTTTGCCTGCAAGCGGAAGTGCCTCACCAACCGCACCTAATCCAAAATCAAGTGCCGCATTTTGTGCAATATCTGTTGCAAGTTCCTTTCCCTTTTTCCCTTCGCCACGCGCATGAGAGAGATTTAAAGTTGTTCCCACGGTTGCGTCTGCCACCGCACTCTTTGTTGCACTTTTCAAGACTTTATCAACAACATCTTTGCCGAGTTTTTTTCCAGCCTTACTTGATATTGCCTTTTCTACAATTTTTTTACCTGTTTTGGTAGAAAGTATTTTTTTTGCCGCTTTCGATGTAGCTTTTCCGGCTGCCCCATAGCCCGACGCATAGCCTGCTACTTCGCCCAAAAGTTTTCCAACGGCTTCCCCTTTCTTTGCACTTTTTGTCTTTGCGTCAAGCCCAAAATCAACCAGTTTTTTTCCTTTTATGATTTGATACGGTATGCTCACGGGTGCTAAAGCAACATCGTTAATGACTGTTTCATTAAAACTTTTTAATCCTGCTGCAATAGGATTTGTGCGGAATACTTCTTTTTGCGCTTCCTTCCCTGCCTTAGGTAATTTTCGAGACTTGACACTATTATTTTGTGTGATTTTGTTACCATTGCTTCCCTTCTTTTGGGGTAACTTCGTTGTGTTTGTTTTTTTAGGCGGAGTTTTATTCGCCTTTTGAGTGGAAGAATTTAAGGTCAAAACTCTTGTTTTCGCAACTTTGTCTCCCTCTTCCGCCTTTTTTCTAAGTTTATCCCAGTTGATAGCCATATCCACACCTTCCTTATAAGCCAAGAGCCTTAAGCATTCTCTTTGCCTCGGATTCTGTTATTGTTCCATTCGATACCATTTTACTTATATAATCTACGGTTTTTGTTTGTCCATCTTTTTGTTGTCTCCATGCAGCAGCGTTACGGTAGACATCATTGTAATTGCTTTGCTTGGAGTTAGTTGGTGTGCTTCCGCCCCAAACGGACATATCTATTTCATTTGAATTTTTCGTACTACTTGATTTTGAGCTGCTGGATTTTCCCGATGACTTTTTCTTGTCATAGCTTGTTCTGTCTACCACGGTGTAACCTTGAGCCTTTGCAGTCGCCGCAGTAGTCTGAGAATTGGTGTAATGCAGTCGGCCGTTATTATCCGTATATACAAATCTCGGATTCTTTGCTTGAATGTTCGCACTGACTCTTGCATTCCAATTACTTGTGTTATTTGCACTCTTATTCTCAAGATAAGATTCAAACGCTGACCTTTGCGCTTCGGCGAGCTGTTCTCTCTGATTCGCCAAGTCCTCACGCTGGAGCTGTCCGTATTGCGAGTTGATATTCGCCTGATTTTGCTGTAATTGTCCTAAAAGGTCAGACATACCGCTTTGGTACTCATTTCTAAGGCTCGCAAGCGCAGCTTGTCGTGCAGCTTCATTCTGTGATAAGTTAGAAGAATAGGCATTTAATATGCTGTTTAATGCCGTTTCACTCGCCCCACCTGTGATTCCGTTCGTGGAAAGCTGTTCTGCAAGTCTATTCTTATTCTGCTTGTAGATAATATACTGCTGTCTTGCCATGTCGTCAGCATTTAAGTTTGCTTGTTCTGCGCCTGAACTGTATATATTTCCAAGCTGTCCGATTCCATTATCATAATATTGCTGTGAAGCAGCAAGTGCATCATCCCATTGCTGTTTAATGTTAGGGTCTGCAACTAAGTTTTCAGAGCCTATTGGGTTGCCTCCGGACTGTAGGTATTTCAGATATGCCTGTGACGCTTGTGAGGGGTTTTTTGCAATATTCGACACCATACCAAGAACGCCTTTCATTAAACTGCCGGTTGAATTTCCTCTGTTGCTTGACGAACCTCCTCTGCCGGACGAGCTTCCTCTACTTGATGAACTGCCGGAGCTTCCCGGTAGTGGATTACCAAACAGTTTTACGATTGTTTCTCTTCCGAATGAATTGCCGGCTGTATTCGAGCCGCCTGTGTCTCGCTTGTAGTTGGATAGCGCGGACGATGTTTGATTGCCCCATATACCATCGACATTTCCTTTATAGTAACCTTGGTCTTTTAATGCTTTTTGCATCTCTCTTACATCAGTGGATGATGCTTGCCCTTGTCTATAGATTGTGCTTGCCATATTTCTCCTTTCTCGTTTAGAATTCTGTGAAATATTCGCCTTCAGCAATTTCCGGTGGGAAACCGCCTTGTACGCAAACATATCTTTTCACACCATCGGTGTAATAGTAGTTAGGGTAAACTTCCATACCTACTTTAAAGGTGATTGGCTTGTCTGCTGTTCCTTCCGCGTTCGCGTCTGCCTCCTCAATCCATGTGATTGCTCCTCCGGCTTTTGCTTGATGCGGTACCCACTTAAACCCCGGTCTTGGTGTAACGATGGACGGCTTATCTTCGATGGTAATTCCCACCTCTTCCACAACAGCAATCGTTTTCTTGTCGGCTCTGATTGCTTCCTTGATTGCTTCTAATCTTGCTGTCTGTTCACTGTTCATTGATTCCCACCTCATTTTCTAATTCTGTTAATACGGTGTCGATGTCGTTTGCTTCATCCAGTGTGTGGGTTGCTATCAATGTGATTTCCTTTCCGTCTCTATAGAATTTTCCGTCTGTGTAGGAATCGCCTATCGCAACAGGCAGATTATTGATTGCCACCGCTGATGGAAATTCATCTGCATTCATTGGATGCAGATAGATGATATTTGTCACAATTTCGTTTTCAATTAGCGCATAATTCATTATACATATCTCCCTCTAATAATTATGATACCAGAACCTCCGGAACCTGGTGTTTTAAATCCTTCGGTGCTGCCACTGCCACCGCCACCGCCACCAGAGTTCGTCTCTCCATTTGTGGCATTCGACGCTTCCCCGTAGTTATTAGCTGAATTTGCTCCAGAACCACCGCCACCAGAACCGCCTGCTCCACCTGTTGCACCTGTATAACTAGAACTTGATGTTCCTTCTGCTCCGCTTGCTCCATCACTGCCGCCTGCTCCACCACGAGAACCAAATTTGCCACTGCCAATGCCTGCGCCGCCACCGCCGCCTGCATAAATTTTGCCGTTTTCTTCCTCAAATGCTTTTGTGCTTTTACTTCCGCCTGTGCCGCCTATCTTTCCGCCACCAGAACCACCGCCACCAGAACCGCCTGCTCCACCTGCCCCAGATGAGCTTCCTGCTTTTCCGCCTAAAGCCGTTTTTCCTAAAAAACTGGTATTTCCGCCATCGTTTCCAGCTGCACCACCTGCGCCTATAATGGCAGAATAATTTCTCCCTTTTTCAAGGTTTGCGTTAATTTCTGTTGTGGTGTAGCCGCCGCCACCGCCACCGCCACCACTATAGTTACCATTACTATCTGCTGCATAACCGCTGCCACCACCGCCGCCACCTACAAGGAATATGTCGAAACTTTTCGCAGTACTTTTTCGAATATTCAAGGTTCCGCTTGTAAGCAATTCAAGTGCAAACGCTTTAGCTTCGCCTTCATCCGCTTCATATAACAGCCTTGAACTTCCTGTGTATTCATATTCTATCGGACTTTTACTGCCACCGCCGCCTTTTCTAACTAATAATGCTTCTCCCATTATCTCACCACCTTTATTTGCAGACTGATTGCTTTTTCCGTTGCCTCCGAAGCGTACAGCGTGATTGAATTCGCCGCTGTTGTGACCTTGAAAACCTTGCTCCATGCTTCCTGCTGGGCTTCAAAATCCGCCGTGGTTGCCACAAGGTCAATGATAGGGTTGTCCGTTGCCAGAATGCCGTTTACCGTGATTGTCTGCTGCACATAGCCTGTCTTGGCTGTCCATGCTGTGCCTACAGTAGCGGTGTAGGTTACTGTTTTTGCGAACCTTTCGTCTGCGTCGGATTTGTTGTAGACATCGGATGTATTCGCCTTTTTATTCAGCTCTGTGTTTGTGTTCGCCGGAAGATTGGCAACCTTGTTTTTCTCCGTCGTAGTGTAATCGTTTGTTGACAAACCTTTGCCTGCGATTTTATCTACCTTTCCTGCTAATGCCGTGTTCGTATTTGACGGAACATTTGCCACTTTGTTTTTGTCGGTTGTGGTATAGTCGTTCGTACTGAGGCCTTTACCTGTTTCCTTATTGACCTTGCCGTCGAGGGCTGTCGCTAATTCGCTTTGCGTTACGAAGTCTTCGCCGACGGCTTCCTTTGCCATCTGATAATAGTATTTTGCGTTATCGGTATCTTCTCCCTGTCGGGTTCCGGTGCCGCCTACTGCGTAGGACTGGGCAGTTATTGCCGAACCGTTTGCCGCATTCGCCTTGCTGTTTGCGGTCTGTGCGGCATTCGCCGCTGCTGTCGCACTTGCCTCCGCCGCATTTTTAGAGCTTGCTGACGATTCGGAATATCCTTTTGCGGACTGCGCAAATGTACTTGCATTGTTTGCGCTCGTTTCTGCCTCTGTCGCGCTCCCTGCCGCCGCAGTTGCGCTCCCTGCCGCTGATGAAACATAACCTTCTAAAGTTGACACCGCGGCAAGTGACAAGTGGTCTAAGGTAATTGAATTGTTTTTGATGATTGCGGTAACTGTATAGGTCGGTGATTCTGTGAAATCTATCGTATCAGAATCTTCAAACCGATACACATTGAATAATGCGGAAACATCTGTCTTTGAAGATGTGCCGTCTTGGTTTGTAACCTTGAGGTATTGTTTTCCCGATTCGGTTACCAGCTCAAACGAAGCCGGAACCTTTTCAAGGACGGTATCAATCACCGTCTTTTTTCCGCCTTTCGTCGTTATCTTGAATTTGCCATCGTCAACGGTGAATTCTATTTTTTCGATTAAATTGTTAGTTTCTGTCGATATTTTAGTGTCTGTCTCTGTCTTGGTGTACCGAGAATCTAAATCATCGACAATAGAATCAATCCCCAGTGTAATCAAGAGGTCAACAAGCGCATTATGCTTGTCCATGTTCAGTTGTGGAAACTTGTCAAATGCGTTCTTGTTCTCTTCTACGGTTCCGGTGAGCCTTCGCCCAGGATTGGACTTAACATATGCCGCATTCCGTTCACTGGTTAGTGTCTTTGTATCGGATAATGCCATGTCTTACCCCCTATTCTTACTGAAATTTCCTACTGTGTAGGTTTCTGTTATTTTCAGAAGCCCGAACGGTTCATAAATCGCCGTGTTTTCAACGATAACTTGAAGTCGTCTGTACCTCTTTACTTTCTTATTGAAGAAATCGTCTTGTGCTGTTTCATTGCTGCTGAATGTGAATCGGTCAAAATCAACTGGGTCCCATGTGAAAATATCCGCATAAAAAATACCGAGCGGGTATTCTCTATCTCCGTCAGCAATGAGCGTTACGATTGCGGATGTTTTGTCATATGGTAGCAATGTCAACAAGGAACCCTTTTTATTGAGAGTTTTGAAATACTGTGGCATACGATAATCGTCAAGCGGCGTTGACCATCTACACGAAATTGCCGTTCCTCCGGTGATAATCTTTTCTCCCTGTGTGCTAAGTGCCAGCGTTCCATCGTCACAATATGCAGTATTATCCGAAATATCTGTGTTGAATTTACACAAATATCCGTCTGCGGTGCCGAACCACAATTCATTCTCGTACACAAAGAAACATGTGGCCGGTATATTCTCCCAGTAATAGCACTCATATGAGTAGTTCGTGGTATTATTGTTATCCGTCGACTTTTGCCGCCCGTCTAACACATAACAGTGTCCATTCACGCAAAGGATATAATACCGTCTCCATACAACAGCTGCCGAAGATTCCAAGTTATCTTCTTCAATCAGTCTTTTATCCACGAAATAAGAACGGTTTCTTAGGACATTATCTGTTGTGGCAAAGACATTCGTAATCGCAAAAACGCCGTTTCTTGTTAGGAATAAAGGGTCATCACCTAAAGTTGCAAAAGTCTTGGGTGCGATTCCACCTTCGCCGCCCATTGTCGGCTTGACAGCGAAATAGGTTTCGTTATTTAAAATCTGACCGTATGCCAAATAAACCGTTGTTTCTGTGTTGGTATCGCCTTTTATAACAGCCAAATAAGACGAATAAACATGTAGTCCTACAATATCGTTGCCGTCCTGCCCTGCGATAAAATAGTTGTTATCCGGCCAGTATGTTGGGTCATCTACTCCCGTATAATAAACGCGGTTTTTATTTACTCCTCCAACCGCAAAAATTCGGTCTGTTTTAGAGTAGCCATAAGCCTTTGTGATAAAGGTCTTTAAAAGGTCTGCACGATTTTCTTTGTACTGCCCTTTGTAAATAATGGTCTCCGTTTCTCCCTCTGTCTCTTTGTGGTCTTCTGTTGCGTCGAAATTTTCAAATGTAATCTTGACATTGTCTTGTCCTGTAATCGTCGGAGCATGCGCGGCTGTGAAAGTGATTTTAGGAGCACAAACATTGAAATCAGTAACTTCCCCAAGAACATTTTTCCCCTTGAGCACTGTTATTTCGCCAATCGTGTAATCAGTATCTTTTGTTTGTTCTTTAAACTCTCCGTCTTTATCCATGACTTCAACTTTGATAGAATCCGCTACAATGTATTTGTAAAAGTCGTTGGTTTTGAGCTTCTCCGGTACAAGGGAATATTCCTTTGCGCTGCTGTTGCCCAAAAATGAAAATATTCTCTTTGGAGTTAATAAGTTTACACCTTCAAGAGAAACGCCTCCGCTTCCGTCGGGATTTCGGGATATTGAAACCTCTGGGATTTTTGCTGTCCCGGCAGCGATTACATCTTCTGCCACGAGGTCTTTGAATTTGTATAATTTTCCGTTCGCAAATGCATAAACAGTGTCATTATACAGGAATAAATCTGCGCAATCTAAAGTATTGTATGATACAAGGGTGGTAATAGTTTCTGCGCCCTCTGAATTGTTGTAAACAGCGAAAATTCCTTTTTCGGCTAATACATACTTGACTGCACCAACGCTTTCTTTATGTAACAGGATTTTTTCAATCTTGCCACTATTCTCAAAAGTCGTTACTTTTCGCCATCCAAGACGCTTAATCGGATTGCCTCCATTGTCAGAAATGAGATTGAGCATGTCCGGGCTTCTCCGCCCGTTTACCTCCGTTCGGTCTCTCGAAAAGTCCGCGCCGCGCAGATTTTCGTAATATATATGTCTGTATGTCGGCTGTGCCGGTATAGTCAATTTCATAGTCTTAATCCCTGCCCTATCTTTACTCTCGTTGTTGCAAGGCACGCTTGCCTAATTTGATTCGACAAATCGTCATATTCATTGTAATAATAGGTTGACTTTGATAAATCATCGTCCATCCACACATAATGCGCTGCCAAAAGTTTAATTAGAGGTTGCACAATAAGCGGAAGCTGTATTTCAAAGTCTGTTGGAGTATTTTCTGTGATGTCTTCAATGACTGGCATACTCCATTCCTCTTCATCCGTCGAAAGCTCAACTTTAAAGTATGCTTTCAGAGGCATTACCACCGTTGTATTGATAATATGAATTGCATGGTTTACCGCGTTTCTTACGATAGAATCATACTCCTGCATTGCAGAATCATCCTCAAATCCTAAATCTCGTATTTGATTTTTTAATTCTCCCCATGTCATAGTTCTCTCCTTTAAAAAAGTGGGGGCGTAAAGCCCCCTATTCATTACGGTAATTCGACAACAGACATTGAAGCTTTTGTCGAGGACGGTACGATAAGAATATAGTCCTTGTCTTCTCCGGAAACATTCTTGTATCTTCCGTCGTCCAGTCTGATTGCAGCAGTCTTTCCGGCTGGAATCGAAAATGCGTCAAGGTCTTTTACTCCCTGAATGCCGTTTCCCTGTTTAACAGTAACAGTAACCGCTGCGGAAGTGTCCGTATTCTGCACTAAAACAACTCTTTTCCAATCACCGTTCACTGCCGGTACTTGGAATCCATCGGTTGTTCCTGCTGTAAAAGTCAGCACTCCCCAGTTGTTAAGTTTTAACGCATCTGCTGTAATTTTTGTTTTCGCCATTGTTCACACCTCCTTATGCTGCCCATTTTCCTACGATAAGTTCTTTCGGTCTTGCGATGATGCCATCATACAAGATAAATCCCTTAACTGCATCGATAAAATCCTCTTCCGGTCTGTACGGCTCGATGTGCGTCATTGGATTTACAAAAGCAATCGCTCTGTTGGTCTTCAGCTGTACCATGTAGTTTCCGGAAGAATCCTTTGCACAGTTGTTGGATTCTTTAATCGTGATACCATTATATCTTCCAACAACACCATTTTTCAGCATTGCGGAGTTATCGGTATCAAGGTGTGTGTATGCCTGCTTTAACAACATTACATGCTTCGGCGGAAGCGTCAGGGTGATGTTTGAATTCCTCTTGACATCGTTCTCCAGTAATTTAACAAGCATATTGTCGATTGTTTCAAGGATGTTGTCCTTGGTAATCGTGGTTGCCGCAGAATTGAACACAACAGCCTGTTTGCTTAGGGACATATTTGCAACAAATTTATCCATTTCGTCGGCTAACCCTTCCGATGTTTCTTTTGACAGTGCTTCCATCAGTCCGCCGACTGCCTGTCTTTTGTCAATATCTCCAACTCCGTAATTGAAGAATGAAACCTGATTGATGTTTAATGTGATGGACTGATCAGCAACTTTTTCCACTTTTCCAAGCGTAATGTTCTTTCCTGTCTGCGTCTTAATTGTTGGCTTTCCTACACCAAGGATTCTTACGGAGTCACCTTGCTGTTTTACTTCGCCCTCATACTGTCTGTTGGTGTCCTCTACAAATACATGACTTCTCTCTAATTCTCTGTTGATTGCTTCCGCCCATACTGTCGGAATAAAATTTTGATATGACATTTGTTATTTCTCCTTTACCATTTTGGAATTGATTCGCGGATTCTGTCATAATTCGCTTTCACTTCCGCAGGAGACATCGCTTCAACTTCCTCACGCGTGTAATAATCGCTTTGAGGTTTGTCTGTGGTTGAGACATTTCCGATGATTGGCGGTTTCTTGGGTGTTATGTTGCCTTTGTATGCCATCATCATTTGAAATGCTTGCTCTGCTCCCATTTCGCCCATTGGATTAAAGCGGAACGCTAAATATTCCTGTCCTAACTCGTCAATGGACTTTACTTCGGGATGTGATTTCTGAATCTCTGCTAAATCCGCATCCATTTGTGCTTGAGCCTGCTGCTCTAAAAGCTGCTGCTCTAAGTTCTCTTTTTCGTTTTGGAGTGCGGCAAGTTGTGCTTGCATTTCCGTTTCTGCTTTGACTTCCTCAAACGGTCGCTCATTGTAATAGGCTTGTGCCTTTATTGCTTTGTCCTCACCATCAAAAAACAGCCCTAAAGCGTCTTCGTACTCTTTGGACTGTTTCTGTGCTTCGGCTAACTGTCGTTCAAGTTCTTCATTGTGTCTTCGCATCTGTGCAAATGCTGCATCCTGCTCTGTTTTGGCAGTTTCGGCGACTTCCTGCTCTTCTTCGCCTAAAACTTCCACTTCCGACGGTTCAGCGACTTCCGTCATTTCTGCGCTTTCCTCAATTTGAGGGTTCAAAGTTTCTGTTTCCATGTTTTAATCTCCTTTTTGAATATTAAAAAACAACCTCTTGGGCTGTCTCTTGACTGATATTCTGTTGTACTAAGGCGATTGCCTCTTCTTGCGGTATGCCTTGCGATACAAGGTCAAGCACCTGCCTTGCAAAGGCCGCACCGCTGTCTTCTTGCTGTTTCTTCATCATTGCTTCTCGCTTTGAAAGAACCGCTCTTAACTTGCCTTTTGGCACGGAGCCGTTATCCGGTGCAAGCTCTGCGTATTCCTCTAAGGAAAGCTGCTGACGGTCAAACATATTGTCAAGCCATTGTTGTTCGGAAAGTTTCGTCCACTGGTTATCCTGTGATACATCAATCCTTACGGTAGGCTTTAATTCTTGTAATTGCTGTTGGTCAATTAAGGTCTGCACTTCCTCTCCCATATCGTTAATTGAGGTTACGTTAATCCCTTCGGGATGATAAGCCACCCACATGTCGAACCATAACAAGGCAACATCTTCTACAAACTGTTTGAATCTTGCCACATTCTCATTCAATGGAATTTGCGCACTATCTCTTACTGCTATGATAGCTTGTCCGGACGCTTGTTCAGGGTTGACATTACCCATTGCGTAATCACTCGCTCCGGCAAGGTCTTTCGTCGTCTGCAATAAATCATCTTGCAAGTTCTTTGCGTCGCTTGAAATGTTCGTTGCGTTAAGGTATGCTACTTGCTGTGCTACCGACTGTGCACCGCCGCCGTTGACTTGAATCGGCTTTCCAACCGTGTCTAAGTCTTCGGGGTTCTGTACGGTACTCGAATCGTACGCAATACGAGGGAATGCACACAGTTTTACGGTGATTGCTCGTCTTGCCGCCGTCTTGTTGACCTCTAACTGGTTCGGTATCATTTGTGCAACTTCCGAAATTCCTCTTGCGTTGTATGGTACCGGCTCCCATATCATGGAGCAAATCGGGTACGAGTGCAGTCCTGTTACATCGCCCTCAATCGCATGAAGAGGTTCGTATATGCATTGTGAGGTGGAACGTGCCACTTTGACAATGCCATTCTCCTTTGTCATGTATAAAAGCGAGGTTACCTTATTAGAAACTTCGTCGTTGTTCAGGATAACACCGTTATTTGAGTTCGCATTATCGTCTCCGACAATCAATTCTATTTCCTTTTTCGCGATTCCGTTCGCCTTTGCTACGCTTCTTACTGCCTCAACCTCAAGCCTTTCGCGGATAATGATAAATGGCTGCTCTTGCAGTTCGGTGATGTTTTCATCTCCTAAAAGCACCGCCGTGTTTGGCAATATCTTTGGTGGCATGTCCGTTCTATCAGTGCCCCAATATGCGTAAGAATCACCTTGAATGCACGAAGCCTTGATGATATCCCATGTTTTTGAATCCATTTTGGCCTTTTCCCAGTTTTTAGAGAAATTTTGGTTTAGAAGTTCGTATATCGGCTGCAAGTCGGCTCTTTCCTCGATGTCAGAGTACTTGGCAGTCATTGAATTTTGCGACACAATCGCCGTTTTGTACCTCACTATCGGGGAAATAAAGTTAATAACCGGAAGTTCCTCTCCCCCGGTATTACATCCAACCCACTGGTTGCCAATATAGAAGTTCCAGTTTCGCTCGGTTTTCTTGACAAGTCTTTTTTTATCAAGATAATCTTTGCATTTTTGGTACATCATCCATATTTTGGTGTATACTTTGTTTTCCATTACGAAATCTCCCTCTGACCTGTACTGTCGCCATGATAATTGTTTATATTGTCGAGAATTGCATTAAGTCTATCGTTGCGTTTCTTTGTCTTTTTCTGTTCTTTTGCCTTTTCAATCTTTTCGATTGGTGTTTCAAGCTTTATTTCGGGCTTATTCGTCTCTTTTGCGCCGATATTGTAGCCTTTTATAAAACAAAAGACACTCAAGAATGGTGTCATAACGGCTAAAATCAAAATCGTAAGGTTAGATAACATGAATTTTGTCTCCTTTGTCGAATTTTTTCCCTCTTTTTTTCTTCAAGCCCGGAAAATTACGAATTAAAGGTGATTCCTCTATGACTTTCGCTATTTTCGCGCTCGAATAGATGAATTTATTCAGCATTTGGCTCATACAGTCAACTTGGTCGTCATGTTTTCCGTTCGGAAAAGCTGCGCATTCGTCTATAAAAGAACCTGTAAACGGTTTATTTCTCGGAAGAAAGCAGTTTCCGCTTTCGATTGCACCTATAACCGCATTTACACGAGATACCTTACCGCCGTCGGGGTTGACTGCGATAATTCCCGTCATATGTGTGCGCAAATATTTGATTATGGCAGAGCCGTTCGCTTTATCTTCTATGTAAGTCGTTTTGCATTTCGGGTACATTGCCCGAAGTCTGATAATTTCACGCATGGTTGACGGCATATCAAGGTGATTTCGTACCGCGTCTATCAAGTACATATCAGGGCCATTTTTTCCCCATACTTGAATTGCGACAAAGTCGTTGTCTTTTCCGTCTTTAAAAGTCGCGTCAACACTCATTCCCCAAGTTACAATCTCGGGAAGCGTATCATAATACTGCCACCATTCGCGCTTGATAAGGTTACCTTCAAGCCCTGTCGGGTGTCCTTGAAACAATGCATTCCATGCACGCGAACCGCTCACGCTGGTATATGACTTCTTGAAGTCGGCAAGCCAAACATTATCTTTGCCGATTTCGGGGCAAAGCGCATCGCCTACCTTTCGGCCTAAGATATCGTTTGGTTCAGCTTCTAACGGGATATTGACTACTTTTACATTTTCCTCTGTCTCTATCAGTCTGCCTGCAAGGTCATCTTCATGCCAACGCGTCATAATCAAGATTATTTTCGCCCCGGCATATAATCTTGTCTTGTACGACGAAAGCCATTCATCAAACACTCGATTACGATAACTCTCGGAATCCGCTTCTTGTTGGGTCTTAACAGGGTCGTCAATGATCATCAAGTCACATCGCCGTCCGGTTACGCCTGTAAGAAGTCCGCAGCTTGTCATTCCGCCGCGATGTCCTTCCAGTTCAAATTCTGTGGCATTAGCCGGGCTGCCAATACGAATGCCAAAGATTTCTCCGCCGTATTCTTGGATTTTTCTAAGGTTTCGCCTACCGAAACGCTGTGCAAAGTCTTGTCCGTAAGAAATTTCAATTACAGACTTTTCCGGATTCCGTCCAAGATACCAACTCGGAAGCGTCTCTGTCACCGTTACAGACTTGCCGTGCTGCGGCGGTGTCGATAAAATCAGAATATCGTATGCATGTCCTGTGTCCTCTTCAAGAAAATCTTGCACCGTATCACACAAAAAACGGTGGAATTTGCTGACTTTGTAGTCATTGTTGGTATGTTTTACATACGCGCAATAATCCGTCCTCAAAACATCGTTATAGAGCTTTAAAACATTATTCATTTTTTCCACCCTCTAATAACCGAGGTCTCACATATCCGAGTTCTTCTAAGTTCTTCTTTGCTTCGTCGATTGAAGAGGTGTCCTCTACCTTCGTGATTCGGTCTTCGCGTTTATCCGCCCAGTCGCAAAGATTCTTTAGCGTGAAAATCGCACTTGAGGTATTATACGCACCGACCAACGCCCCATCTGACAGCAAGTCGCCAAGCATTGACTTATACTCCGCTTCCTGCGACGGTGACATATTTGCAAGGTGCTCACGCATGGAGCGACGCGAAATGCCAAGCCACAAAGCAAGGTTTGTGACATTTGGCACAATCGGCATTACACCATCCCCACCGTCGGGTCTTTTGAATTGCTTAATAAAATTGTTATTGCGGATATATGCGCAAAACCCCTCAAAGGCGGTCAAAATCTCGTCGCAATTCTCGAATGTCTTTGCATTAAATGCCGCGCTGAGATTTTCCCGTGTGGAGAAGATATAAGCCCACATCTCTTTCGCTTCTTTGGTCAAGTCCTTATCCTCAAGGTTAAGCGGATTCGGTCTCGGCTGTGCATACTGTTTATAAAGTTGGTCAGCTCTGCGGATTGCTTTCTTCGCATAAGCTTCCTTGTTCTTCTCTTTGATTTGAGGTCTCACATGAGGTACAAACGGTTTTACGACCAATTCATCCTCTTTAGGTCTGCCTCTTCCCCTTTTCTCTTCTGCCATTTTTTATCCCCTTTTCGTCATTTTACAGTTAATATATTACATTTTAGGTCATTTCGTCGGTTTTTCGGGTATCCCGCCCGTGAGCAAAGTTGCCTTTTTCCATTTTCTGTATCAAAATCCCGCCCATTTTTTTCTAATTTTGGAAATTAGACTGCTTTCGAATAGTGGGGGTGTTTACGATTCAAGGTCAGAGGTGCGGGTACTCTGTATAGGGGGGAAGCGCGCGCGAGTGGGTGCGTTTACGATTCACCCCGACCATCACCGCCGCAGGGTAGCACGCCACTATATGTAGCGCGAGGGGCTGTGCGCCCGTGTGTGCAGGGGAATGCAAGCCCTGTTTGTACTGCGTTACGATGTTGGAATTTCAACGGTTGCAAGGGTTCTTCGCGGCTTACCTAACTATTCCTAAAAATAGCATTTACGGAATAGTTGCGTGTGCCAGTATGGCTTGTGCGCCGTGTGTCAGTCGGCTTTTTGGGGCGGTGGAACCTGTGAGGGCTTGCCTCCTCTTCTAATGTCTGCCCGTTTTCCCTTCCTTTTTACACACGAAAAAAGACAGCCTGCATAAGACTGTCTATGAAAATATAGTTTTGGTTTACTGTTTAAGGGTGTTCCTGTATAGTTTCCCCCGATTTCGGGAATGCAGGATTCGAACCTGCTAAGCCGTAAGCGTCAGATTTACAGTCTGATGTGCATCACCCGCTGCACCGATTCCCGATATCCGCGCGGTTGCGTTCATTTATCCGCGCGATAGTGTCGTTCCCCGTCTGCGTGGTTTCGGTAACGTGTCCCGTCCTGCGCTCCGGGGTTGTCTATGGCAGCAGTATTCCCCGCGCGTCCGCGGCACATGCTGCGCTGTTATCCGGCCGCCTGCGCTGCGGGTCCTGCCGGTAGTAACCTTTGCCCCGTTTCCGGGGCTTTTGATTTGAAAGGAGGCAAAAGATGAAAGTATGCCATGAAAAGGCCTTTGCCTATACTTAATATAGCATTGTTTCGCTGTTTTTTTTATTAAGAATTTATTGAAATTTCAACGGTTTGCTAGTTTTGCCGAAAAAAGTTTGAAAAAAATTTAAAAAAGGGGTTGACAACCTACCCGACGGTATGCTATAACATGGGTACAACGAAAGAGCGGAACGCCACAAGGGCGATTGAAAGGAGAAAGAAAATGAAAAAATATGCGATCGTAACAATGACAGGAGAGGACGGAGGAGCAGCCACCTACTTTGACACAGAAAAGGAAGCAAGAGCAGCGGCAAAAGAAAAAGCCGAAAACGATTGGTACGAAAAAGATGATTTGCGCAACATGCACGAAGAAGTTTATGAATGCGAAGTTGACGAGGACGGAGAAGAAATAGACTTCATCGACAGCATTGTAGACTTCCCGTATTTGCAAAAGTTCACAGTAGCCTTTGGATACGGTGAAAATGTGCAGCAAGTCAACGAATATCAGACGATGGGTACCACCGAGGCGCGCACGGCGTACAAAGCAGCCGAAGAGTTTTGGAACGGATTAGAACCGGAAGAAGAAAAAAATATCATCTTCCAAGTCTACCCAAAAGATGAGTATAACGCAACATCATATTTCACTGAAGAGGATTTCAAATAATGGGCAAGACATCGAGCGAAGTAAAAGCCCGTTGGAAAAAAGCCAACTATGCAGAGTATCATGTGAACCTGCGAAAAGATACCGACAGCGACCTAATCGCGTTGGTAGAACGGCGAAAGCACAACGGCGAAAGCACAACGGAGGTTTTCCGGGACGCACTTAGAAAATTAAAAGAGGGTTGACATCAACCCTCAATCATAACATACCCGACGGTATGCCAACCAAGAAAGGAAGTAGAAAAATGAGATACGAAGATTTGAAAACAGCGATGCCAAAGGCATTAGAAACATACAAGAAGGCAAGGGCTGACTACATTAAAAGCCCATGTAAAGAGAATTGGGTTAAGTTTTGTGAGGCAAAACGAACTTGTATGTTGTTAGGGGTTAGAATTTAGGAGGTTCAAAACATGACAAGAAGAATTAAATAAACGGCGGCACTTTCCGCCCCGTCTGCCGGTACAAGTCCGGCACTGATGAGCAAGAGCGAAACGGAGGTAAAAAAGATGAAATACTCAGAAAATTCTACAATCCATTTTCATGATGAAATGCATTGTAGCGCAAAAAACATTGATTTCGTAAAACTTAACAAGGTTAGAGCTGAAGAGGGTAATTTAACCTATTACGGTAATTACTTCGATGATGACATGACAGGTGTCTACATGCTTTTCGGCATAGAACAGTATAGGTTTTGCGTTCAGATTGCTTAATACGATTGACTTGAGCGAATACAAAATGATAGAATTGCGACAGGAGGATGAGAAAATGAAAAGAGAAAGAACGGCGTGCAGCGATGTTATTTTGAAGTCGGTTGACCACAAAATCAATCGCAAAGCGATGATCGAAAGAGAAATCGCGTTTGCTTCCTGGCGAGGGACGGAATATATCGACAAGTGCGAAGAATCATTCGCCGAAACCGTCAAAACGCCAGTTGGCGGAGCAGTGAGACGTTATATTGGGCTGTAGTGTAAGTGAAAAAAGCAAGGCATAACACCTTGCTTTTTCCCTTTCTATGCCCCAAAATCGGCGATTTTACGGAGTTTTTGTCTCAGTTCGTTAAGTAATGCGTAAAGGTTAGATTCCGAGTACCCGAGAGCCTCTGAGAGGGTGATAAAGGCACTCCGTCTGTTTGCATTTCCCTTACGGATTGATAGATATTCTATCATCATTTTTTCCTCTTCGGTTAAGTCTGCCGTCAGCTTGTCGTAACCTCTTATGCACTCCTCATACTCTTTGATTTTCCAATCAATAGATTCTCTTTTTTGTGCCCTTCTAGCGGTCGGGTCAGATATTCCGCTTCCCCGGATGTGTCCGTACTCCATGCCGCCCGAATCGGCTACGGCTTGCTTCTCGGCTTTTAATTCTGCAAGCCGTGTTATATGCTCGGTATGGTCCGCCAGGAATCTGTCAACATCGAAATTATAGTATTTCTCAATCATTGGTTTTTCTCCTCGTATTTTTTCGCAAATAACTGAAACATATCAGACAAGCCTTGCTCTATATCTGCAATGTCATATTCAAAATACGCAATTTTTTTCGGATAAGAAAGCGCAGCGGCGGCACCATCTTTTTTTATGCCTATTGTTATTACCCTTGCGTGGGGATCGTCAATAAAATCCGTCCTTATTCCTTTCTTTTCGCATTCTGATATGAAATCGTTTATCAGCTTGTAGAATCGTTCCTTTCTCTCCATGCTTTTTTCGTAAAAATCGCTTTCAATCATCGTCTGTCTCCCCTGCCATAGCTTTTATGTACTCTTTAAGTTCTTTGTCAGCCATATTTTTAGTTTTTTTAAGTTCGATTTGAAAGGCTTCTTCGTCTTGATCATTGCTTTTCTCCTTGTTAAGCTCCTTTTCGCGTGCCTTTTCTGCCTCTTCCCTTGTGAAAAATAGTGTTCTTCCAAGTTGGCAAAAATTTATGCAAATATTGTACTTTCTCCCACATTCCATATATTCACCTTTTACAAGTTTACTTCCATCATAGTAAAATATAAAACTTGTAGTTTTTAGGCAAATAATATCTTGAAGCTCTCTTCTTGCATTGTAACTAAAAAAATACATTTCGTCGCCTAATAGTCGCATAACAGCTGCCATTGCAACATCCATCATCAGTGTCTTTCTTTTTTCTTCTGTATCAATAATCACATTTTCCATCATCCATATCTCCTTTCTACCAGCTCCATTATGCAATAATTCGCCAAGTCCAACAATGTATCTTTCACCGATTCATCGTTGACATGCTGTTCTGCCCCGTTCATCAGCGTTTCTAACCTGTTCAGTTTGTCATTCAGCCTAATTAGAATGGCATTCGGGTATTTATCCCTGACTTGTGCGAAACTGTCTCCGTAATCAGCATTTTTAGCCTTATAGGTCTCGAATAACTCCTTGCATATTGTCCAGTAAATACATTCCTTTGCGTCGTTTTCTCTTTCTTTCTGTTCCTCTGTCAATTCCACTATTTTCGGGCTGTTTTCTTTGCTCGTCATTTCTTCGTTGTCTACCGCCGATACTGACGGCGAAAAATAACATCTCATTCTATCCCCTCCCAGTCTATAGCCTGTCCACAAGAAGGGCAGTATTTATAAATCTGTAGAATTGCAGTTCCGCATTTGCAATTCCCGCTTTTGTACCTTGATACGCCCGAAATCGTTAGCGTGTCACTTGGTTTCTTCGGAATCTGTTTTTCTATCGCAATATCTATTAACTCCTGTAATTCTCTGATGTTGGGATGTTCTACTTGCCCATTGTTCCTTATCTTTTTCACTTCTTCGTATGTCATTCTTCCTCACCTCCATTTTAACCTTTGTCTACAATTTGGATTCGGACACACATCTAAATTTTCCCAATGCTTATAATATCCGTCACCCAAAGATTCCGATAGATTTTCTCCGCAAGTAGGACATTTTGCAGATGTATATTCTCTATGAATTACTTGTTTTGGTATACTACTTTCGATTGCACGAATCCCTATATCTAAAGCACTTAATATTCTATCGGTTCCTACAATTTCTTTATCTAAAACAAATCCATGAGTTTTAACCCACTTAAGTTCTTGAATTGCTTCTTTGGTAGTCATTCCTGCTCACCTGCCTTTTGAAGTGCTTCGATAGCTTTTAATAACAAACTACTCGGTATATGAGTTACACCACACTCTGTATTTGTATCGCACCAATATTTTAATGCATCAACTAATTTCGCCTCTTCATAGGTCATTCCTGCTCACCTGCCAATCATCTTGCAAATTTCATGGCTAAATGTATGCCCCTCAAACTTTTCAAATGCTGGGCATTTTTCTTTCGAGCACTCCATGAAATCTGTTGTCTCCACATTTACATGTTGTATCACTTGTTTTTTTATCACTGTTCTAAACGGACATTTTTCAATTTCTGTATATCTTTCGTTCATTCTTGCTCACCTGCCTCAATACCTAATTCTTCGAGATTATCCTTAATTAGTTCTTCAGGACTGCTGTAGCATTCGCAATCAAAGTAGTATGTAGTTTCTTCATCCACTTTGCCTTCGTCCTTCAAGCGTAGGTAAAGGTCGAGCAAATCTCCCTCGCAAGGTCTATTACCAGTGTCCATTCCTTCACAATATGCCTTACCTCTGTAGTGGTATGTTTTACTCATTCCTGCTCACCTGCCTTATCACTTACGATTCCGAAGCTTTTCCTGATTGAATTTATTACCGCATTTCGTACGGCTTCTAAATTGTCGTACGCTGGTTTCAGTTTGCATTCTTTGCTGTATCCGTTGCATGGAATACCAAAAGCATATGCATTTCTGCAAATTCCGTTTTGCGATGCCAAACATTTACTCATTCCTGCTCACGCTCCTTTAGTGCCGCCTCTGCGGCTTCTTGTGTCAAAAATACGGTTTTACCAAATCTCCCTTCAAGTATGCATAGGGTCAGTATAAATTCGTCTGCAATCGTACAAGCTATGACAGGCTTCGTAGGTGTTCGATGTATGCAGTAAACCTTAGTTCCTACAGCGCATGGCAGCTCAATTAGCTTGCCCTGTTCTTCTAAATCTTCATAGTATGCAAGGCGTTCTATAACTTCTTTTTCTTTTTTGGCTTGTTCAACAATTACCTCCGCAACTCTATCCGGGTCAGCATAAAGCTGAACATATGCTTCGCCTTTTTCGTTTCTCTGGGTTAGCCTTTTGCTCATTCCTCTACCTCCGTGTTCCAACATTTCGAACACTCCTCTTTATCTTCGCAAACATAGTCAAAATCACGCAATCCAAGCATTTGCGCACAAACACATGGTTGTCCTTTTTTGTTTAGCACTACATTCGGAAACTTCTCCAAGAGTACATCTCTTCTCGTCTTTCGCGGGTGCTCCTCAGCCCACTTGCGGACGATTTTGGTGGCTTCAATAGGACATTCAATTTCAAACACTCTACAATTAAATCCTGAACCTGAAGCGTATTTACTGAGTGGACAAAGTGTGCAATCTACATTAAGACAACTTATTGCCTCATCCCTCATTCGTCCTAAGCTATCCAACATCCGCCTCTTTTCAACTAAATAATTAAATTCCATTGTCCACCTCCGCTAATTTTGCATATTTCCAAGCTTCTCTATTACTCACAAGATAAGCACCATCATAATTAATGCTCCAGCTCGTGCGACCACCTCGCCATGTCCAAACTTGATGGTCTTCGTTGTTATATTCAGCAAAATAACTGCGATACCAACGTTTATTATCATCCGATACCAGTATTGGTGTATCAACTGGCACTTTCGACCAGTCCACCTCTGGCTCAATGTATTCGGCATCAGCCCATTCTAGGGCTTCCATGCTACATGATGGAAGAACAGAATCCGCGAACAAGCATTTGCCGCATGACAATTCATCACATGTGCAGATTTTATTTGTATCTGTTTCGACTGCAACTCTTCGCCCCATTCTTGTAATCTTGTTAATCTCGTTTTTGTATTTTTCATAATTTGTCATACTCATTCTCCTTCTCCTTTCAGGCATTCAGCTTTACCTCTTCATACTTTACCGCCATGCTGCGCAGGCTCTTGATATCTGCGTAGATGTCCAGTATCTCCTGTTTTACTCTTTCAATAAACTTCTCCGCCTCTGTCGGCGTGTCTTGGATATTCCACACTATCATGTCATAGTGCCGAACCATCGTCATTTGCTCACCGTCTACAATGTAGTGCAGTCCTTTGATTTTGCTGTCTACTACATAGGCGGTGATGTTCGACAGCTCCATATCCCAACAATGGTACTTGGGGAATTTATACTGTTTCATTTACACTGCCCCATCCTTTGACTCTCTTTATGAATTTTTGCGCCTGATACTGCCCATATGTCAGCCGCCGAAGTCTTGCTTGCTCGTTGATGTCGGGTATATGCGTCTCTCGCTTGTTCGGCTTGTGAAAATTCTCTCGGCATTCATCACAGCAGTATTTTCTGCCCCGCAAGACTTCAAACTCTACTCCACAGTTTTTGCATTGTTTAATCATCTTCTGTCTCCTTCCACCGCTGACCGCAGAGCGGACAAAATGCATAATCGTCCACGCTTCCCGATTCAGCTATCATGCCACGCTTACATCTTGGGCAGATGAAACGCCCGCTTTCCTCAACTTCGGGTATCATCACTTCTTGATACTGCATGATTTTTTCGATGTACTTGAACATATATCGAATCTGATAAATCGTGTCCGCACCTGACCTCCGCTCGCTCGCCCGGCGCAACCGCTCGAGCCATCTAATCGCGGCTTTCGGTGTCAATTTGTTCTTTTTTGGTGTCATTTCTTGCTCCGTATAATGTCATCCAATCGTCAAATGTCATTGTTACTAAAATTTCATGGTTGTTCTTCTTGTGGAATACCGCCGGAAGTTCATCCAGCTTTGCGTCTCGCTCGGCTTGTTCCACCCACTCATACAGCTGCATTTTCTCTTGGTGCTTCGCTTCGATATGGATTCCCGGCAGTCCTACCACATCCGCGTCGCCGTTTGCTCCGCAGTATTGCTGACCTCTTCGGCAGTTATAGCCGTACACTCTCAGTCTGCCCGCAAGCTCCCTCTCGAACCTCGCGCCTTTGGATTTGCTGTTTATCATCGTTTCCCTCCTCGCGTTCGTTTTAGTGCGTTATACCTCGAATTAAAAGCCTCTGTGCTTGTCTCGCTAAAAAGGCACCTCTTCAGAAACAGCCGCGAAGCCTTCCGGAATAGGCTCGTCATATTCCTGTCGTGTTCCCTGTCTGTCTCCCCATTCTAAAAATTCTACTCTGTCAGCTATGACATCTGTGGTGTAAACGGTCGCACCGTCCTTATTGGTGTAGCTCCCGGTCTGCAATCTGCCTTGAACCCCTACCAATCTTCCCTTTGCAAGGAATCTTTCGCAGTTCTCAGCCTGTTTGCCGAAGCATATAACCCTCGGAAAGTCTGCTTGCTTCTTTTCGTCTTTTTTCACGGGTCTGTCAATGGCAACGGTAAATGTGCATACCGCTGTCTGTGTGCCTGATGTGTATCTTACTTCCGGGTCGCGGGTAAGGCGACCAATTAAAACTACTGAATTCATTTTGCCTCCTGTAAATAATCTTCAAATTTCATTTGTTCTAATGGTTTCCGTGCGAGCATTTCATTCTTCGCCCGCTCATAAAAATTTCTGTCAATTTCAAATCCATATGCATTTCGGTTGAGTTCGATTGCTGCTCTAAGTGTTGAACCACTTCCACAGCACGGGTCAATTACCGTGTCGCCCTCGTCTGTGAATATCTCAATCAACTTCTTAAGCAATCCAACCGGCTTTTGTGCCGGATGTATTTTCGGAATATCCTTTCCGTCTTTTTCCCAACTAAACCAGTTGAACACCATATGCCCCGTTCCGCGAATGTTTTTTCCGTTTTCGTCAATCTGCAAGCCGTTTCTGAATTTCGGAAGTTTGTCTCGGTACAGAAGCAATGCATATTCTGTTGCGCCAACTACACGCATGTTTGCCTTTAAGACTTGTGGGCTGTAATTCTTGATAAACACAAGAGGTATGTAGTTATTAAATCCATGCTTTTTTGCCGCGTTTATCAAAGTTGACTGCTGTTCAAAGGAACAGAATACAATCATGCACGGGCTGTTGCTGCTTCGTCCTCTTCCCTGCTTTGATGTGTCCTCTTTTTTCATCATTTTGTGGCAAAAATGAAAATATTCGTAAAGGTTAAAATTAAAGTCGGAATTGAACGCTGCCTTTTTTGCGAATTTGCTTTCGCCGTTTTTGTTGTCGCCGCCGTTGTACCACATCGGATTACTGCCGTAAAAGTTATTGCCGACATTGTAAGGCACATCAGCAATGATTAACTGGGCGGGCGGTATTGCATATTTCTTGTAATTTTGCATAGAATCTCTGAATATCTCACATTTTACCCTATTCATGTTTTATCCTCTCCAATTGTCTGATCAGCTTAAATGCTCTGCACTCTCTAACATCTTCTTCAATCCCGAACAGGATTTTCAGCTGTTCGAGCATTATTTCAACATCGCCGATTTCCTCGGCAATCGCATTCTTCAGCCCTTTCAGCTGCTGTGCGTCGTCGCCGGTATATCGCCAAAATTTTGTTATCGCCTGTGTAAGCTCCGCCATCTCTTCAATGGTCTGCCGGCTTTGCGGCTCTATCCCGTAGTGCCGGGCGATTTGTTCTATAGGTCTCATTGTTCCTCTCCTTTCAATGCCATTTCCATTTGCGGAAAATCATTTTTAACTTTCTGTCTGCGGATAGACTGTCCGTTCATTACTACCGGGTGGCAGCGTTCAAGGACTCTGTCATAAATTCTTCGTTTGCCGATATCCGAAGCCTTTTTTATCTCTTCCGTCGTCAAATTCGTTGTAATAATCATCGGCAATCCCGAACGATAGCGAGAATCGATTATGTTAAAAACCTGTTCCTGCATGTATTCTGATTCTCTTTCAGCCCCTAAATCGTCGACAATCAGTAATGCGTACCGATTCAACCCGTCGATGTATTCCTGCCTGCCATCGAATGACGATTGCAAGATATTAACCATCGTTGCAAAATTCGTCATCAGAACTTTGTGTCCGTCATCTATGAGCCGATTCGCTATACATGCCGATGTATGACTTTTCCCCGTTCCGACGGTTCCACAGAAAAGAAGCCCTTTTCCTGAAGCTTTAAACTCATCAAACTGCTCCGCATATCTCTTCCCGATTCTAAGCATTTCGCTGTCGTGTGAGTTTTCAAACTTGCACTCGCTCAATGCGGATTTACCAAAGCAAATTGCCCGATTGCGTCGTTTTTCCTCTTCGTCCTCTTTTTCTCTCGCCGCTTGCAATTCTTTCTTTCTGCAATCGCAAATGCAGTGAACTTTGCGCTCCTCGCCGAGTATGTTTATTGTGGTTTCGGTAGCTTGTCCGCATACTGAACAGCGCATTACACCATCCTCGCCTATGTATTCACTTGGACTTTTCGGAACATTGTCCGATATCTGTTCAATCATTTTTCACCTCTTTCGCCTCAAAATAAATCGTCTAAATCGTCAGCAACAGGTGTTTCGCAAAACCTTCTTTGCGTTCTTGTAGGGTGGTGAACACTCTCAGCCGTTCCCTGTCTCTCCCATGTTCTGACCGCTGCTTGCCAGTTTTTCATTTTGTTCTTGCCAACCATCCAACCGTTGGCGGTGTAATAATCAACAAACCTTTGCGCGTCCACGCTGTTGTTTCTTTCGGTACAATAGGCTCGTACTTCATCGATTGTAGGTGCTACGAACCTCTCACGCGCGCGCGCGTTTTTGTTGTTATATATATTATTATCATTGTTGTCATTGTTGTTTGTGTCCGCAAACTGTCCGCAAACTGTCCTTTTTTCGTCCTTTTTCTGTCCTTTTGCGTTTTGCACATCGTTGTAAAATGCGTAATTTTCAATGACTAAAGCCGTTATTTTGCCTGTCCTTTTTATGTCCAACATTGCGTCTGTTTTGAGTGTGTTTAGGAAATCACGCACCTTGTGTCTGCTCCACCCCCAACGGTTAGATAACTCTGATAAACTTAGGCTTACTGTCCCCCTTTCAAATGTCGTTATTTGATTCTTGTAAGGCTTCTTTACTTCTTCGTGATTTGCAAGCATAATGAGGTCAATCCATGCTTGACCTTTGCTGAACGGTTTATCGTTCCATAACCAATGGTCTTGGAGCTGCCTGCTAATCGGGACCCAGCCTTTTCCCAATTTAACCACCTGCCTTTTTTGCGAATTTAAGCGTTACTTTTTCTCTGTTGCCTATCTCTTTCTTGGTGCACCCCTCTCCTGCCGGGCAACCTCTCGGCTGTCCGGTTTCGAGTAAATAGTCAAAGCATTTTGTGCCTCCGTAATGCCCCCGGAAGAGGTACTTGCACCCTTGACAAGATTTGTCTATTGTGTGTTCCATTGCTCCTTCAACCTTTCGATTTCATCTGGTGTCATTGTTTCAATTCCTTGTTCTTTGCAATCCGCTACAATTGCGTCAATTAGCCTTGACATCTCTTTAGTGTCGTATGTACTACTACCAAAGTAACAGACAATGTTTTCGTAATTGGGAAGCTTTGATTTTCCAAGCCTTTCGCATACCCATCCAAGCCCTTTTCGCTCCCAGTTTTTTATCCATCTATCAACTGCGTCCTCACGAATTGGTACAATCTCATATGTTCCATAATCTTTTACATATTCCCTATAAAGTTTCTCTTTTTTTACTGGGGTCTTTTCTTTGCTCAATTCCATTGCCAACGCGCCCAAAAGAGACCAACAGTAATTGTTTGCGTCAATGCTCCGTTTGCGCTTTGTAGGCTCGATTTTGATTGTGTAATCTTTGGTCGGGTCTATCTGTCCGACGGTGTCTAAAAACTCGTGTGCGGCGCGAATTTGCCCTTTCTCAAGGGGTATAATTAAGTTGTCTTGCCTGTAGAGAAGTTCGAGCCGGGGTTGTTCCTTAATCTTCATCGTTTCCACCTACCCATGAATATTTGTCATACACCAATTTCTTCTCGTCCCAGTTCTTATAAGCGCTGTTCAGATAGTCTCTGATGTATCTTCCGAATTCTTCGCGATACCCGCCATTATCATACTTGAAGTGGCAATCCCTACATAGCATTACAAGGTTTTCGGGAATACCCATGCCCCCTTGCGCCCTACTGATGTAGTGGGCGCATTCGAGGAACCACGGTCTGCCGCATAGTATGCAGCAGTCTTTGTCTCTCTTTCTGACTTTCCGTCGGGTATCCGGGGATATTTTGGTATGTTCCTTCATGCTCATTGTTCCGTCGCCCTCGCGTTCTCAATGTCTTTTAGGATAATCATAGCTTTGCCGTGTTGTTCTTTCGTCATTTGACCTTTGCACCCGACTTCCGCTAAAATCTTTTTGTAATCTACTTCAAATTTTTTGCATAATTCAAGAAATGTTTTCTTTTCGACTGCTGTTGCGAGCTTTTCGCCCTCTTTAATGATTTCTTGCTGATGAATTGCATTCGTGACTTCTTCGGCTGACGCAATCGAACTATCAACGCCAATCCCGCAGAATCCTAAAGCCCTGCCAACAGCTGATGTTTCGCAGTTTTCGATATACGATGTTTTATTGATGTAAGACGAACTCTCTTTTTCGTATGCAAACCCGGTTCCTAATACTTGTCCATCTCCATTGCATACTGTAGTTTTCATCACAACGATTCCGTTTTGAATGTCAACTATTTCAGTAACAATAGAACCGTTTGGCTCTAACTCTCTAAATCCCATAACGCGCTTATTAACTTCGATGTATTTCTTTCCTTTAACATCCACGCCCTTGAGATTTTCGTTAATCTTCTTTAATTCTTGCCAATCCATCAGTTTATCCTCTCTTTCAAATTATTTATGCACTCTTCGCATACTAAATCGTTTCCTACTCTGTAGCCGTAATCTTCAGGTATATATTCATTGCACCATGCACATAACGGCTGTTTTTCCAAATCTAATTCCTTCCTACGTTCATGGATTTTCCATGCGTCATAGTTATCGGGTACTCTATCCATCTCTGCTTCCCCCTTTTTTCAACCGTCATATTTGTCCATATTATCTTTGTGGTTATCTTCCATGCATTCAATACAAATGTATTTCCCGTCTATTTCGTATGCATAATCTTCCCTGATATGTTGATTACATTCGCAGCATATAGGTCTATGGTCGTACTCATGTTCTAAAGCGTCGAGATACCTATCTGCGTCATAAAACGGGTCGTCAGTTCTCGCTACAAAAACCATCCATTATCACCTACCTTTTGCATTACTCTACCTCCTTAAATTCTCCGTCAATTAACTGATAGAATGTATCTTCCTTGATTCTTTCTCCGTCCACTTGTTCGGTCTTAACGCAATCCGGAGCCCACCTTTCCTTGTCTTCATCGTATTTCCACTCCGCAAGCGTTATCCAGCTACCTTTTTTAGCTTTTGCTCTGCTGTTGAATCCTGCACACATGATCACGCTATCTTCACCGCTTGAATCTATCTTCGCGTAATCGCCGCTACTGCCTATCTTCGCGGAATTGCCGCTACTGCCTATCTGCGCGGAATTGCCGCTACTGCCTATCTGC